GTTCTGGAGGTTCTCGGTCTTGGTGATCTGCGACGCGAAGGTCAGCGCCGACATGTGACCGGCCAGCAGCACCCGGCGCTTCAGCGCGCCGCCCTGCACCCCGCCACCGATCGCGTTGCCAGCAGCCGCCGACGGCAGCTGGTTGGACAGGTAGATGGTGAAGCGGTCGATGACGCCGAGCTTCCCGTTGCGCAGGATGCTCTTGTCGTCGCCGGTCAGGTAGGCTTGTTGCAGCGGCGAGGCCATCAGCCGCAGCCGGGTGGCCGCGTCGATCACGATCCACCGCTCGGTGTCCGGGATGTTCTGCTCGTCCAGGGCGGACGCCATGGCGAGGATCAGGTTGAGCACCGGGTAGGTCGAGCCGGTCGGGGTCAGATCGACCGGGGCGTTGTCGGTCCCGAGGTTCAGCACCCCGGAGATCGCACCGGCGTTGGCGCCTTTGTTGGCCGCAGCCCCGTTGTTGTATTCCTCCAGCATCACCAAGCGGTCGATGGCGATGGCCATCTGCTTGGTGGCGTCGTCGGTGAACATCGACATCAGCGCGGGCTTGGACTGGTACTCCAGCACGTCGGAGACGTTGACGCCGAAATACTTCGCGTGGTCGATGTTCAGGTCGACGGTGGACGGAGTGGGGACTTGGTAGTTGAGGTTCTGCCCGATGGTGTAGTCGTTGATGGTGATCGTCGGGATGTTGTTGATGACGATGGTGTCGCCCATCCCCTTGATCTCGCCTTCGTACGAGGTGTTGCTGATCTCGCCGAAGACGGTCGTCAGGTAGAACTTCACATTGAGCTTACCCGACCACAGGGTCGGGATGAAGGTGCCGGAGTAGGCCGGGCTGGTGTTGAACGGGGCCTGGACCGGAACCATTGCGCCAGGAGTGTGGGTGGCCATGGTTAGTGCTCACGCTGGAGGTGGGTGCCGGAGCCCCCACCTCCTGGTGCGCCCTACTGTCGGACGCGCCCCTCGGCGAGAGCCCTGTCGATCTCTGCTTCGATGCGCTCCACGTCGGCCCGTCGTCCGCGATAGTCCCCCCTCGCCACGTCCTTGTAGAAGACGTCCATCTCAGCGACGGTCCAGATCTTCTTCCCGTCCGTGTCGGGGGTGATGGGTGCGGATGTCCGGGCTTGGCCGGGCGACACCTGTGACGCGAGTTCCTCCTGCGGCGTGATCGCTGCGGGGGCGGTGGTCGTCGTCGGCGTCGGCGATGGTGTGGCTTGACCGATGAAGGTGTTGAAGATCTTGGCGGTGCCTGCCGCGTCGAACGCGAAGTACCGCTGTTGCAGGATCTCGTTGCGGACGATCCCACTGAAGTCGTCGGGTTCCAGCAACCAAGCTTTGAACTCGTCGCTGTTGTCGACTGCATCGTAGGTCGGGCAAGCCTTCGCCAGTTCGACGAAGTAGGTGGCTCGCCGCTCGTCCGTGACGCTACCCTGGACCCTCTCAACCTGCTCGGTGTTCGCCGTCATCTGCTTCCGCAGTTCAGCGATTTCCGCTTGCAGCTTGGCCTTCTCCCCGGCGTCCGTTTCCACGGCCACCCGACGGATCAGGCTGATGAGATCGTCACCGTAGGTCTCGATGTCCTCGGCCGTGATCAGCTTTGGCGGGGGGGTCGTCGCGGGCGCGGGCGTCGGCTCAGGTGTCGAGGCGGGCCGGGCTGACAGTTGCTCCACCTGCTGGCTGAGTTGGGCGACTTGGTTCCGAAGGGTCGGCACCTCGGCGTTGTACTTGCCCTGCAAGGTCTGGAACTTCTGCTGCCAGTCGACCTCGGTCTGAGGCGTCGGCGGCGGCGCGGGCGGCGGGTCCGCTTGTGGCTCGGGGGCCTGTGGTGTCTCTCCGGGAGGTGGCGCTGTCAGCGCCGCGTCGAAGGCGTCCACCTGCTCCTGTTGCCGCTTAACGGCGTCGGGCACTCGCATCGTTCAACTCCAGCTGCAACTCGGGGGTGGGGCGGGTCCTGGCCGGGGTGTCCGCCAACCCCTTGATGGTCAGCCTACGTCAGCGGGACCTGTCGGCCCTGCTTCGCCAGCGTAGACCTTGCTGTGCGCGCGGTCTGCTGGAGATCGCGGAGGACCGATAAGTAACCCCGGAGGAAGTGGGCGTCTGCGTCGATACGCGCGCCTGTCAACCTGACCGTGGTCGCTTCGATCTCCGTCGAAAGCATCTCGTCCACGTCCTTCCACCTCGGCGTCTCCACGAATTGCGACAGGGCAATCAGGGCGGCCTGGGTAGGAGGCGTAAACATCCGGGTCCAAACTGCGAGCGCGTCCCTGGTTTGTCAAGCTCAGGCTAGGTCGCCCTGGGTCGGCGCGCCGTTCATCAACTGCTGGCCGTTGGTCTCGGTGGCCCCCGGCCCGGGCGGCGTGCCGCCCTGCATGCCGCCCTGCGCCGGGCTGCCGCCAGCCGGGGGCGCTCCGCCGCCGGGCGCGCCCGGCCCCGGCGCGGCCCCGCCCGGAGGTTGGTTGGCCTGGGCGACGGCGGCCTGCACCGCCGTCCGCTGCCGCAACGTATCGGTGTCGGGCACCACCTTGTCGGTGTCCATCTGCAACGTCTTGGCGGTCTCGCGCAACACGGCGGCCCGACCTTCCTGGCCCATGATCCCGTAGTCGATGGGGTTGGCGGTGGTCGCCAGGAACTCGTTGCGGCGCACCTGGGCGGCGTCGCGGGACACGAGGTTGGACGCGCCGCGCGCCTTGATGTTCACGTCGCCCTTCAGTTCCGGGTCGGTCTCGTAGCGCATGTTGAAATAGTAGAGCCGCTCCAGCAGCGGCTCCATGATGTTGAGGTCGATGTTCTTGATCACCGCCGTGATCATCTTCCCGGCGTTGCTCATCAGCATCGACAGGCCGGACGCCGTGCGCCCCGCGCCGCCAGCGCGGCTGTCGCCGGTGAGGTAGCGCGGGATGCCGGAATACTCCTCGGCCATGGCGCTGAACTTGTCGAACACCGCCATCAGGTCGGGCATCGTCGACTGCGGCTGGAAGAACCGGATGGGCGGGTCCGCGTTACCCTGGCCCATCGGGTCGGAAGTCAGTTGCCAGATGCGCCACGGTCGCATCTGAGTGATCTGTTCCCCAGGCGCGATGCGGTCCACGAGGACCCCAACTTGCGGGCCGGACGAGAAGGCCGCGTTGTTGACCATCGCCCGGCCCGCTGCATTGCAGATGTCCTGCGGGTCCTTAACGAGGTCGGCGACGCTGTTGCCCCAGAACGTCCCGGGGATGCGTTCGTAGCTTGTCGCGTAGTAGGGCCGCCGGTTCAGCGGGTCGGGATTGAGCGTCGCCTTGATGACGTACGGCCCGATCAGCCACGCCTCGACCTGATACTCGCGGGTCGGGTCCGGGATCTGCCGACGCGTCATCCCCCAGTCGAGCAGCAGTTGCCCCTGCACCGAGCCCCAGTATTGCAGCGCGTCGATGATCCCGTCCGGGTTGGTGGCGATGGCCAGTTGCGGCTTGCCGCTGGCGGTCTCGAAATCGTTCTCGTCGTAGAGCCACATCTTCAGGCCGGACGACCCGAAGTCGCGCAGCACCATGTCGATGGCCCCGTCGTCGTAGCCGGGTACTCCTCGGAGATCCTGGAGGTCGGCCCGGCTCAAGCCATGCTTCTCGATGAAGTCGCCGTCCTCCGGGTTGGTGGCGGCGGGCGACGGGTAGACCTTGAACGGATCGACCCGCTCCCACTCCTTGCACAGCTTCTGCTGCACCACCGGCTGCCCGTCCGGCGACCACGTCAGGTACGGCTTCTGGCGGATCACCGGCCCCTTGATCACCGCGATGGGGAAGGTGGTCAGGTCGTTGATGAACTCGTCCAGCGCGTTGAGGAACCCGCCCTCGATCAGCTGGTCCTCCATCTTGTTGGCCATGCGGTCGACCCGCTTCTCGGCCAAGTCGCGCACCGCCTCCAGGGCTTGGTCGCGCATCATCGACATCATCTTGATGACGTTCGCCGGGTCCGGCGGCTGCCCCTGCCCCTGGGCGGCGGCCATCATCTGCTCCTTGATCGGCTGCTGCGCGGCGGCGACGATCACGTCGTTGATCTCGGGAGGGAGCTCGGGCACCGGCGTCGGCTCGATGGTCCACGGCCGGTCCTCGCCGGTGGTCATCATCACGTCCCTGATCCACGCCCCGGCCGCCCGGCACTTCTGCCCGGTGATCCCGACGTAGACCTCGCTGCCGCCTTCCTGGCGGATCGCCGCCAGCTTCTGCGGCGTGTAGATCGAGCGCCGGGCGCGCATGCTGTCGATCATCCGCTGCTCGATGTCGCCGAACCGGCGCGCGTCGCGCGCGACCTGGAACTTGTAGCGGATGTGCCCGGCCAGCCCGCCGATCAGCGGCTGGTTCTGGCGGCCCTCCGCCTCGGCCCGGGCCTCGGCGTCCCGCTGCTGGAGCGCGCCCAGCGACATCGCCTGCATGATCGGCGTCTGGAGCACGACGACGTTGGTGCCGGGAGATCCTGCCGGGGATGATGGTCCGTAAGCCCCGCCCAGGGGATTACCTGCCGGATAGACGGGGGCGTTGGACGCGCCGAGACCCGGGGACGGGGTGATGCCGCCACCGCCAGGGGTTGGGGTCAGAGCCATGGCCACGGTCTCCTATGGCCGCGAGGATGCGTCTCCAGCGCGCCTACGTCCAGCCCAGGGCGTTGACGGGCATGATGGGCCGGGCGTTGACGTTGCGCCGCCAGTCGCCGCCCTGGTCGGCGTCGGCGTGCAGGCAGGCGTACTGGTCGGCGTCGGCGATGTGCGACCACTGGCCCTTGTCGGGCATGTCCTCGGACGAGCCGTCCTTCTTCAGCTTGTAGCGGTAGCCGCCCCGGTAGGCGGTAATCAGCGGCCTTGCGCCGTCCGGGCACAGCAGCCGCCCGGGGCCGCCGTCGATCTGCCGGTTGAGGAACTTCTCCACCGCCGCGATGCGCGCGGTGGTGACGTTGGTGCGGGCCGGGATCGCCTTCAGCCCGGCGCGCATGACCATCTCGAAACAGGTCCGCTCGTCGGTCTGCGCCCGCGCCTGCCCGGCCGGGTCGCCCACCACCAGCACCGGGAAGCGCGGGAACTTGGAGGCGAGGAGGGGCTTCAGCTTGCTGTCGAGGAACCGCTGCACCCCCATGTTGTCCGAGGTCAAGGCGTCGTAGGTCAGGAACCTGCCGCGCAGATCAAGCTGGTTGATGGTGGCGCTCGGGTTCAGCCCGAAGTCCATGCCGACGATCAGCGGGCGCTCAACCAGGAAGATCGGCACCAGGGGATGTTTCGCGACATGAAAGTCCGGCCGAAAGGTGCGGTACACCA